GAAGTGATCCAACTATAACAATCCCAGAATGGAGACGCGGTTTAAGACCTCGTTCTATACTTAAGTAGATCAAAATGAGGTCCATTGAGGAAGGAGCCGATGCGATTTACAAAGCGATTCAAATCGCATTAGAGAACAAAACAGGATGTCTGATTGGCCGTAATGGAACGATTGAACTACAAGTTGTTTTTTCTAAGATGAATAGTAGCAGCATCAATACACCGATACATTTAGCAAAAACTCTCGAGTTACATGCAGGTGTATGGCCATCTACTAATCAATCGATCCATGATTGGTATTTAGAACTACTCAATGCGATTCGTAGTTCAGATGTTCTTGTTGCAGGATGGTATGAACCTTTTCTAAGAGATGAATCTCGTATGTTAGAAATCTATGCTACAAATGTAACACAGATTCCGCTTCGATCCTTAGAACCCTATTATGTCCCTCCTGAGAAACGATGGACACGACTCCTTAAAGGTCATGTTGTGGCCATTGTGAATGCTTTTGCTGAGACTGCCTTTCAACAAACTATGAAGGCGGAGGACCTTTGGCCAGGTCAAGAAGAGTCTCTTTTACCCCAAGGAACAACTTGGATTCCTGTCCGAACAGGATATGCGCCTATCTTAGCCCAAGGTCGTGCTGAATGGTCATCACATCTGAAAAACTGGCAAGAGGCAGTAGAGTCAGTTGTTGAGAAGGTCATTGCGTCCAATGCACGTATTGCTCTCATAGGATGTGGAGGTTTAGGAATGCCTATAGCAGCACGATTGAAAGAACGTGGAGTGATCGCCATAGTGCTCGGTGGCGCAACACAAGTTCTTTTTGGTATTAAAGGAAAAAGATGGGAAACTCATTCGGTGATTAAACATTTTTGGAATGAAGATTGGGTCTGTCCTGCGACTTCTGAAACACCGATGGGTTCTAAACTGATTGAAGGAGGTTGTTATTGGGCCTAAGGTGTATCGCTGTAGATATCACGTTCTCCCTTATTCGTTGGTTGTGCATCGAGTTGAGTTCGTATCTCTTCTGCAGTTCTCGAGCCTACAATGTCGATATGAATATCAGATGAAGCAACTGGCTCATCTTTTGAAGCTCGTTTTTGTAGAGCAGATTTATGTCTAAAGTCATCACTGTAATATGCATACTTTCCTACCGCATGTGTTGAAACATATGGAACGGATGAAGGCACCTTCTTTTGCGCCTCGATCAATGAACCGGATAAATCATTGATTTTTTCAGCAAACTTCTTACTAATAAGACGATCCACTTCAGGGACGAGTTCATCACGTAGAGCACGTTTCTTGTGCATGAGCATCAAGGATGCCTCAGAAGTGATGTGTTTTAGACGTGCTTTATCATCACGAAATACCTTTGTATGTTCAATGCCGTGACAGATATCAGGCCTCTTAATATCAGGGATATCCTTAAACTCTTTTTCAAACTCATTGATGATATCATCAGGCACTGGAGGTGATTGTTCGATTAGACGATCGAGTTCCGCACGACAGATTTTTAAGAAATCCATACTATCAATGCGTTCATTTGGATGAATCGCAAGTTCAACTGCGATCTGACGTTGAAACTTACCCCACGCAATACCTGCCACACGATTTGATTCAGAGCCTTGTGCATAACGTAGGAAGTTTCCTAAGGTTGTTAAAATACCCGCAAAGATGGAAATCGCACCAATACCTGCTTGAACATAGTTTTTCATGTCAGTATCTTGAGGAGGGATAAAACTTCCGAGAGCAAAGTTTGCTGTTCCAGTCAGCGTTGAAAGAATAATGACAGGAATCGTCAAAGACATGTTATACCGAGAATACTTTTTCTCACAGCGATCATGGAGCCAGCGATAACAGGCCGCTTTATCGGACCATTCAGCCATTAAGTCTTCCTGTTCCTTAGTCCAACCATTCAAAAACTTACGCACTCGATTGCCTGAAAGATCAGTGCCAGGTGAAGGCGAGTTTGAACGTGATGAAGGAGGAGTTGAACTAGACATCTATTCTTCCTTTATATTTTAGAGAAGACATCCAGTGTTCAACTTCTTTGAGTTGTTCATTCGTATCAACTTCTTTTGCGCGTATGATTCCTTCCATAGATTTACGTTCATAGAGCCACGGATTTGTAAGAAGTGTGCGAATAGCAGTTACCCATTGATCTGGAAGATCTCGATTCGCAAATGTTCCTGCTTCCCCCAATGATTCTTTAAGACCATTCGTAGGGTGTGCAATCACGGGTATACCTAAACACATACTTTCAACGGCCACTCGACCCCACGATTCATAACTGGAGGGCATGAGAACAATCGCTGATTTTTCGTAAAATAAACGCACATTCGGAGTATTTTTCATATAGTGAAGATTCGGGACTGATTTTTCTATGATTTGTTCTCCATGGGAACCCAGAACTCCCAAAAACTGGATCTCTGGCATTTTTCGCGCAATCTTGACAAGGGTATCACCACCTTTATCTTTAGTGCAGTTGACTAATGTAACATAGTTTCCCTTCTTCACAGGAAAGTTAAACTTACTTGAATCAATCGGAGGATACAAAACACGATTATCCAAGTTAAAGCGCTTATAAAATCGCTGAATCCATAAACTATTATAAATAAGGTGTAGTTGTGATGGAGGAATCATTTCCAGAAAATCACGAAAATAAGGAATCTGGAAACTATTATGGATCAATAAAACAATCGGTAGCTCAAGTTGTTTTGCGATCTTCACAGATAGTGTTGAATACTTAAGATGTGAAATAATAAGTGAAGCTTCTTTTAAAGATTTTTCAACGGCATCTTTTTCTTTGAACTTGACGATATGAACACCTTCATGCGTTTTATGTGAGAACTCGGGAATCAACACAATGACTTTCCATCCTTTTTTGACCAAAAAAACATTTAGAACGTGAGCCATCAACTCAGCACCCGCGTTATCCTCAGGAGGATACATGTGAGTGATCCATACCGCATGTTTGGCTTTAGGATGTGTTTCTTTAGGAATCAGGATTTCAGGATTCTCCATCTGCTAACTCATGAGAAGAAACATTTTTTTCTTTAGTCTTAGGCTTGCTCTTTTTATTGGCTTGACAGCCGTTTGTATAGATACGTGCTGCTGCCTCTAAAGTGAGTGTGGCAGGATCGAGGCCTTCAGGTAGACCTACAAAGACTGGTTTCTTGGCTGTCTTTGACTTCTTAAACATATACGTTCCAAACTTTCCTTTTCGGAACTCGTAGTCGCCGAGTGTATATGAATATGCATTCTTTTTATCACCCAACTTTACAAGAATAGTTGAAAGTGTGTCTCCCTCGCTTAGAGTTACACGAATACCCTTCCATTCCGCATATCGACCGAATGTTCCTTTCTTTTCAACAATAGGATGTCCATCGTATTCACCCAAGGATATTCCTGAACCTGTTGCCATATGAGCCATAACTTGTTCTTTTGTAATCTCTTGAAATGCTATATTGCTGGGCCAACCATAAAAGACAGTTTTTTCTTTATCATCACCCACTTCCTTCAAAATCAAAGGACCTTTTTTACTCATAACTGCCTTGATTCCATCTCCAAACTCGCGAAGTTTTGTATTGACTGTATTTGTTTGTTTCTTTAATAGACTATAATGATCTTTATAAGAAGACCATATATCACGACACAGTTGTTTCCAGGCCTCTTTTCCTTGAGCAATCTTATCAAGGCGATTTTCCATTTGGGCTGTGAAATCGTATTCAAAGAGTTGAGGAAACTCGCGGACACAGAAGTCAAGCACACTAAGTCCTAAGGGAGACGGCACCATTTTATCTTTTTCCGCCCCGAGCATCTTTTGAATCTTCTGAATCTTTGGTGGCCAGGCCCCCACACTGGTTAAACTCAGTTGTTCTATGTCTATCTTTTTTGCTGGTGTATCTTTTTTATCGGAGTATTTCTTGTCAAAGAGTGTTTCTACAAGTGATGCGTAAGTGCTTGGGCGACCGATGCCTTTCTTTTCGAGTTCACGGACTAAGGTCGCTTCATTGAATCGAGGCTGTGCTTTTGTGATGACTGGAAATGCTTCAAGGGAAGACCATGAGAGTGTAGTGCCCTCAACAAGACTAACGGCTTGAATCCAGATTGCTGTGGGTGAATCTGTTGTTTCTCCTGTTCCTGCGAGTTCTGCTTCATCAAGAATCGCAGCGGCTGCACCGATCTTTTTCCATCCAAGAAAGGTGGTGCGGCGCCATTTGGATTCCCATGGAAACTCACCTGGATCCCCATCGGCGAGAAATGTCACACTACGTTCATCTCCACGAGCAGGAGTCATAATACTCTGAACCGCACGATTCCAAATGAGTTTATAGATTCGCTGTTCGATAGAGTCCCATCCATCTCCAGGAAGTTCTTGTAGATCAAAGTGTGTAGGACGAATGGCTTCGTGTGCTTCTTGTGCTTTTCCTTGTGATTCCTGGGGTTGCTTAGCAGTTTTCTTGGGTTCTTGCTGAAGATAGGAATCACCATAGGCCCGTTTAATCAGAGCAGCCGCTTCTGCAACTGCTTCCTCTGAAAGAATCGCATGATCTGTTCTCATGTAGGTAATATGACCCGCTTCATAGAGTTTCTGAGCGATTTGCATAGATCTTTTTGGAGCACATTTGTAAAGTGCTGAAGCCTCTTGTTGATATGTGCTGGTAATCAGGGGTTTCGGGGCATTCAACGACCATTGTTTTGTGGTAGCATTCAAGACTTTTGCACCTGCATCCTTGTGGATATTTTCAAGAAAGTTTATGGCAGACTCTTTATCTTCCAGTTCATCCTTGAGATCACCTTGAAAGGTGAATCCTGCTGCAGTCCGCCAGGAACCAGTGAGTTTCCAAGTGGTTTGAGATGTGAAACTTGTAATGGCTCGTTCACGTTCGCAAATAAGACGAAGCGCAGGTGTTTGACATCGCCCAGCTGATAGAGCAGGTCCGATACTTTTCCAAAGTAGAGGTGAAATGGTGAATCCGACCATCATATCGAGAACAGATCGGGTCTGTTGAGCATAAACACGATTCATATCAATGTGACGTGGTGCTGAGATCGCACGTTTAACAGCGGATTCAGTGATTTCATGAAAGACGGCACGTGGAGTTGTAGCAGGATCCAGTTTAAGAAGAAGGGCTACAGAATAAGCGATGGCTTCGCCTTCACGATCGTCATCCGCAGCAAGAAAGATTTGTTTTTTTCCACGTGCGGCCTCTTGAAGATGTGAAATCGCCTTTGATTTCTCTTTAAGGAACTGGAAGCGTGGTTCAAAATCACGATCGAGGCCGATCGCATCCAAATCCTCTTCGAGGGATCGGATATGACCCATTGATGCCACCACTGTCCAACCTGGACCCAGAAATCCAGCGATTTTGCTGCATTTGGCTGGACTTTCGACAATCACTAATGAACTCATTGTATGCTTTTATAGTAGCGAATGAATCAAGCAAATTTATAGTCAAAAATTTGAAACGGCGTAGTCAAATGGTGAATCGCAGCCTTAAAATGAGTTCCTTCTTTGCTGATAAGTTTAATAAGATCACACCTCTTCCTCCTCAAAGAAATCCTTCAAAAGAGTCATGGAGATCTCAGAGAGTAGCACCTTTGAATTTAAAAGAGGATTTTCCACCTCTTAATAATAATGTTACTATACCTGTTCAGTTAAAAGCGTTATCAACATCAACGATATCGATTGCCGAACGTTTGAAACAAAGTATTGCAAAAGAAGAAGAAACAGCCAAACTGCGTCGATTAGAACAAAATGCAACACGTTCTGTTGATTTACCTCTTGTAATGGACACAAGTTCACTTTTAATAAAGAGAGCATATGTACATAAAAGAATCGAAGAAGCTAAGCAGTTTATACAAGAAGTGGAAGAGGAGAACACTCGTTGGCAAACAGATGCATCTTCTAAACACTACGAACAAGAATAAGCATCTTATCATTATTCCAACCAGGTGAATATCGATTTGCGTGATCACAGACAATAAAGGTGTGAAAACTTACGAGGTGTTGGATCTTTTTTAATGCCTCATGGAATCCTTCTTCTATATGATCACGGAAAATATCTTCAATAATGAAAAGCCCACCAGGTTTAAGAAATGGCATAACAGTTTCCATCATGGTTACTTGATCCGCTGGATCATGAGAAGCATCATCAAGAATCACATCAAAAAGTTCACCGTCCGCAGTATCCTTCGTAAAAACTTCTTCAATCGACTCTTTCTTTGAAGCGTCAATCACTCTAAGATACGATGAAGGCATACCGAATGTTTCAATATAACGCAGATGATCTGGATCACGATCGTATCCATAAATACGTGCCTGAGTGAAAAAACTACGCCAGACACGCATGGAGGCACCGCGATGCACACCGACCTCAGCAAACTTAATATTCTTGAATCGAAGAGGTTCAAAAAAGAGTGAATAGGGAGCGGTATAGGGATGACGATGTCCAATAGAAGAATAAGGACTTTTATCTGTGCCTGCCTCTGAACATAACTTACAGAGAGCGGAAATACATCGAGTGCTGTCGATTGTAATCGAGTTCATTTCTCTTTTTGAATAGAGGAACCGTTTTAGGCTTCTGGAGCTTTTTCAGATTCTGGTATTACTACAGTAACGACTTCCTCGGATACCAAGGGAATCGTGTCAAGTTCCATCTCTACAACACGCATAGCACGCTTCACTCGCATCATTTGTTTTTCACATTCCTCATAGTTTCCACAGTAGATGATTTGTGTTCTCTGTGTATGATAATATAAACAGAGTTGTGGATATCCGAAGCAGTTTTTACTCATACTAACATTCGCAAGACTCGGCACGTGAATCGTATTTGAACCAATACGCAAGAATCGTGACATTTCTGTAGTATAGTTTGAAAATAATACAGTTCAAATTTAGTTTAGTAGGCAAAGAGTAAACCAGCACGTCCACCATAAATACGTAGAATGTTATAGGTTTCTGCAAATGCAAAAATGAGATAACGCGGAACCGCATTCGGATCGATGGAACCACGAAGCGGATTCATTTGTAACTGAAGTTCTAACTTTTCAATCTTATCGAGATTTGCTTCACCCATAGCAACACTGATAGGCATCATACCATTTTGTGTGCCGAAAGAAAGATTATAATAGTATCGGTTTAGCCATGGACTCTTTCGTTGTTCATAGGAGGGTAAGAGAGAACGGAAAATAGAAGGGGAGGTATTGGTATAGCGTTGTAGTTTAGCCTCATAGACAAGGCTCACTGAGTTCAAAGGTTCAGATTCACGAGTTGAGAACCCAGGAATGAGGTCTCCAAAACTGAGGGGTGAGAGACCACTACAATCGGGCCACCAAGGTGCAGTAGGTGCATCGGCCCCAGATAAATCACGCGTAGCAAGAAAAGGCGCATTATACCATGAGGCCTCGTATCGCTGCGCAAAAAAGAATAGATCACGTGTTGGATTAGGGATCCGCATAGGAATGCTTACACGAGGTTGACCCAATGTATCGACGGGATCAAAGATATAATGCTGGACGATAGGATATTGAATATCGGAGATTCGGAACTGATTGGCAGCTGGTTTATCTAAATAAACATATTCAGCAATAAGATAACTATCTCCAAGGACAAGTGCTGCAGTCGTTGGCATTCGAACTCCTGAAATATCACGTATCACAGTATTATTTTGTGTAGTCAGTCCGCTTAACTGTTGAGTGGTAGTTGAACCAGAACATACATCGATTGCTTCAACGTTCGCCACCGTTGGCACAGTGGATGTCGAGGAGCCACTGAGATCGGATTGATAGAAGGAGGCTCCAGCCAATGGAACATAGGCAGATCCTGGAAGGCCATTTTTCACACCTGTTAAGTCTCTTTGGATTGAACTTACATAGAGAGAAGATAATGGACTATAAGTTACACTAAGACGCACAGCATCGGCTCCGATCGCATCAATGGGTAAGGCTACACCAGGATCTCCACGAGAAAACCAAAAAGGAAGCGGTGTAACTGCCACCGTTGGAGTTGCACCCAAACCGATGCTTCCAGGGACGAAACCATTCTGTATACGAGGTAAAAGTGTATTCATAGTTATCACCTTTTCCAAGGGCGTATTGAACTCATCGAGGACTTCCATTAACTGTCCATTCATCTCTTCAATACGTGAGCCTCCTATATCGATTGCGGCATTGCTAATAAGAGCATGACCAAGAGAGTTAGTCCATCCGAAGGTGGGACCTGCAAAAACGGTTCCATTTGTCACAGCCTTCGCTCGAGCCGCATTCTGGGAAGTGGCAATATCGGGCATGGTTGTAATAAGATACATTCGAGTAACAAGATGACCTTGACGAGGTATGGTTAGTGTTGCGGTTGAACCAAACGTAGGTCGTGTGTCAAAATCAAGTCGAACCCAGGAGGTGGTGAACTTACCACCTTTAATAAAAACCTTTTTGAAAAACTCTGTGGCAGGTTTACCTTTGGGTGGTAACAGTCTTTCATCTTGAAGTCCTGTATGTAGTATCCGTAGTAGGGCTACCACCATTCTACGGAGAATGTTGATTATTCATCTCGTTGAAAATCGCACGTAGATCACGGAGAAAGTTACGATCCATAAAGTTAGCCGTGTCACGATGTTTTATAAAGGGTAGGAGGACAAGGTGAGATATTTCTGCTTTCATATTCACTGAACGTTTGAAGATGAGATCCGATACCGTCCGTGGTCTCTGTGAATAAAGTGAAGACTTCAAACCCCATGAATAGATGATCTGTGTGATTCGTTCCAAGTCCTTGAAACTATAGATCAGAATCACATAGCCTTTTAAATTTAGAATATCCAAGGGTTGCAGTTCCATGCGAATCTTGGAGATGAGTAAAGGGTCCACTATATCAAGATTAAAGAGTTCTTCAATCGTTTCACGCATTGCATTTGTAAAATAGTCTTCACTAGGTTCTCTTGAACCTCCGATGCCACTGATATATGGAGTTCTCTTAGTAGGCTGATATCCAGCAAGAACATGAACTCCATCATAGAAGAAACATCCTGCTGCATAAAAGTCTTGAATAATGGGCCCTCTCCATTCAACTGTCTGAACATTCAAACAGACTAAATTGCGAAAGAAGTTCATTGTTATTTCGAATATGGAGCATTACAAACTTCAATTTTAATCACTAAACATCGTATTGGCCATTCCATTTTGGAAGCGAAGCCATTTGAGGCCGAGACAGAAGACTTTCACTTCCCAGGTGGCTCCTTGAACAGGAGTTCTTACATCCAGAGTTAAGCGGAGACTTTGAAGCCTACTGGCATTCATGGTTCCAGAGGGTTGATGTGTATCTCCAGGATGTTTAGCAATAGGATATCCATAAATGAACTGAGCATACGATACAATCCCACCACGATGATGTTGAGCAATGAGATTGCGGAAATACTGCTCTTCTGCTTGGATTAAGTCGATTCCATTGGCTTGGATTCGGGCTGAAACCATCATAGGTCCACGAGGATTAAAGATGGAGTCATATTCGGATTCAATAACGGAAGAAAAGTTAGTCCATTCATTATTTTTGCGCACATCGGTGCGTCGGATAAACCAAAGGATTTCTTCTACAGGATGATTGGCTTCAAGAGGTAACTGGATAGTGACAGTATCAGTTGAACTCGATTTTGTAATGGCATATTTAAGAGGTTCATCAAAATAAAAGCTTTCCACACACCGATGCATCATTTCAAAGGGTTGTTTCAGCATGGCATTACGAACTGAACCATCGAGGACTGCGCCCCAGGTTAATAGACGAATATTCTGAATCTGGGGTTCTGAATCGAGTGTAGTTCGTTGGACAGTAACGGTATAAGGACCAGCCGAATCATTGAAGTTAATCGTTGTATTGATGGGGACGGAATCACATGAATCACGATATCCACGTGCTTGTCTTACGAGATCTTTGAAAGGACGGAGGGTCACATGAATGCGCACGGAACCTTCACGACAGGCAACAAGAGGGAAAGATTCTTTCAGACGAGTGCGTTGGAAAAAGAGAGGTAGGATACAATGAATATAGCCATTTTCGGTGGGAAACACACGATTCGGGGGCCAAGCAAGTAATCGATCAATGCTAATGACACCGTGATGATCGGATGCGATTCCAAACTGGGTATTCATATCCGGAAAGAGTGCTGAAAACACGGCTGAAAAGTCTCCGTCGACTTCTTCAATAGTGACACCGTCGATTTCCAACTCGACCTTTTGGATGAGATTCTGGCCCAGAGCATTGGCATAGAACCAGGCTTCTGAAGGATTCTGGTAGGTCATGGATCCATTTTGAATACGGAGAAGGGTTGTAAGATCAAGCCAGTGCGATAAATGAATCTGAAGAACGGCGCCGAGAATAAGATCTCCCGAAGTCTGGGATGCAATATCAAATGAAAAACGTTGTCCGAAGGCACCAGGACCACGATACTGGAAATCTTGAAGAACAGGAACAAAAGGTGTGTGGCGCCTGCTTGGATCACGTGTGAACCAAGATGTGGTGGCTGTAAGTGGAAAATAGGCATTGTCTTGGGCATCACGAGGTGTGAGATCCAAAAGGGTGACAATGTCACCTGCGGGGCGATTCAAAGAGGCCGCCATCTTCTAAGTAATGAGGATTCTGCTTTAGAACTGCTTTAGAACTGCTTTAACATTTCTTCATAAGATACTAAGTATCATGAATAAATGTAGTATAAATGAGAGGATTAGAATTAGGCGGTAATTGATGCCGAAGGTGATGTGACTGTATACCATTGGGTTGCACTTGTAGCAATAAAGATGGTTGCAGTCAGATTTGCTGCATCAGCAGCATTAATATTAAAAGCGTCACCTGCTGTAATTGCATTGATTGAAACACCTGTTCCAGGGAATACAGGTAAAGTCTTGGCAGAAACGTTATTTCTGACAAAACAAGTTGTTCCTGCAACAGCAGTAGGTAGGATAACACAGACAGTATCATTTGCTCCTGTTACTAATGAAAATCCAGCAGCCAGTTGAGCAGCAGTAGCAGC